GTCGGTGGGCATGCGTCAGATCGGCTTCGGCTACGAGTTCGTGTGGGCGATCAACGGCCAGGAGGCCGTCACCGATCGCTGGCGCGAGGAGCCGCGGGTGTCGGACATCATCCGGTACCGTCGCCGGTACGACCTGAAGCTGGTCGGCCACGAGGGTGACAACCTGCTCATGACCGCCTACCTCATCAAGAACGCGATCGCGTAAGGAGGTGCAACATGGCGACTTACGTTGCCACCAGTGACATCAAGTGGGGCAAGGACACCGACAACGTCAAGGTCTTCCACGACGGCGACACCGTGACTGGTCCGTCCGAAGACGAGATGACGGCACTCGTCGACGCGGGTGCGGTCGTTCTCAAGTCCGACTACAAGAAGAACCGCCCGTCCGAGCAAGACGAAGCGGAAGCCGACGAGCTTCGCCAGCGGAACGAGGAGCTGCAGTCGGAGCTCGAGATGCTCCGTGCCAAGCTCGCCGACGCTGAGAGCAAGCAGGCTCCGGCTGCTTGGGAGCAGCCTGCGGCACCGACGAAGTAGAGGAGGTTGATATGCCCCGCATCTTGCCTGCTGACGCGCAAGCTTGGGTCGAGTCCACGAAGCTGCCGATTACGCAGCTGGATGCGGGGCATATCGCCCAGATCGAAACACAGCTGTTCGCGAAGCTGTCTACGGCGTTCAACACCACAGGCTGGACCGATAACACCAACACGCCTGAGTTGGTGAAGTCGATCATTGCTATGACGTACGCGTCGTGGTTCTATAACAAGGCATACTCCGAAGATCAGGAAAACCTCAACGACTACGCCGTGTGGTTGTTGGGTCAGGCTAACTCCCTGCTGATGGGATTGATCGACGGCTCCGTCGAGATTCCTGGCGTGGACTCTCCGACCGTTGGATCTCCCGCGTTCTACCCGACCGACGCGTCAAGCGCGTTGTGTCCGACGTCCGATGACTCTTCACTTGGCCCTGCGAGCTTCTCGATGGGGATGACTTTCTAGGAGGTGCTCCGTGGCCGCTGTACCGAACCTTCGCATCGACCAGGGCATCCTCGCTTTTGAGTTCTCGCCCACGATCGGCATCCTTGCTCGCGACATCGACAAGATGGGTGTCGATATTCGTTCGTTCCGTGAACCTCTCCGGCGAGCGATCAAGGAAGTGATGATTCCTTCCTTCAAGAAGAACTTCCAAGAAGGTGGACGCCCCGATCCCTGGGAGCCGCTGTCTGAAGCAACACTGGAGCTCCGCTCTCGGTTGCATGGACGAAGCGGCTCCCAGATTCTCGTTCGCACAGGTAACTTGATGAAGAACATGGGTTATACCACCATGTGGACCATCACGTCCGAGAGTGCGATCATCAAGGATCTGCCNGAGCGTGTTTGGTACGGCAAGATCCATCAGGCAGGTTACGGTACCACCAAGGCNAAGACCACCGGCTTGATTAAGGCTGCGATGAAGAAGGGCAAGCGCCTTTCTCCTGCTGACGCCAGCAAGCAGGTCATGGCAGGTATCGATGCTCAGATCCGTCAGGCTATGGCAACGGGGCAGAAGATCAAGACGCCTCCAAGCATCCCCGCCCGACCGTTCGTTATGATCCAGGATGAAGACGAAGACAAGATCGTTGAGGTCTTCGAAGACTGGCTNGACGAGCGTCTTGCGAGAGCGGGGTTTAAGTAATGGCCTACGCGAAGTACGTGAGCGAGGTTGCCGAAGCTTACCTTGCCATCGTCGATGCTGCTGCGACAGGTCTTGGGATTCAGGATACCTTCTACGGTAACCAGGTGAAGTTCCCCAGGACGCCCGCTGTGGTGGTTGAGCCCGATACCAAGACAGCCGAACTGCGCAATGCTCCGCGAGGCGTAGAGAACGTCTTTCGTGTCGAAGTCATGATCGTCCACATGCAGGTTCAGGACAACCAGACGAACCGTCGCGAGGCGGATGCGTTGTCCAACGCAGTGGAGGATCTCTTCAATGCGAACGCGAACAAGAATCTTGGCGGACTGGTAGTACACCAGTTCGTTGTACGTGTTCAGTCAGGTTTTGTCAATCGAGAGAACTCGACGTTTATGTCAACGAAGATCACTCTCGAGGCGATGAACCTCAACCAGTTGCCTTTCTCGTTGCCCTAGCTCAGGAGGTTTCCGTGAACACGCTCATGCTCAAGGTGAACCTCCCCAACAGGCCTGAGGGCGACGCCGTCGTCATCACCGGTCTTGGGGAGTTCCCGAACGGCACCGTTTCTGTCGTGCGTGACGACGTGCTGCAGGCCTACCTCGCAGCCGGCTACACGCCGATCGAAGAGGCCAACTGGCCGCTCGGCGTCGAAGCAGTCCAGGTCGACCAGGAAGGTCTGCAGGCGATCTTCCAGGCCATGACGAAGAAGGACAAGGCGGAGAAGGCGAAGGCCAACGACGCTGCAGCCAAGAAGGAAGGTAACTAATGGCTGTCGGCATTGGTGGCGGCGGCTTCATGGGCATTGGCCTGGAGCAGCTTGCCAACCCTGTGCAGGCGGCGTTGTCTACCAACGCCGCTGGCGGAACGATCGCCGCGGGCACCTACAAGTACGTCGTGACTGCGATCAACGCACTCGGTCAGACGATGGCGAGCAACGAGCAGACCATCGTCACCACGGGTTCGACTTCGACAGTCACCGTCACCTGGGCTGCTGTTCCCGGCGCGACTGGCTACAAGCTGTACAAGACGGCCGCGGGCGGTGCTACGGGTACCGAGTTGCTGTACAAGACCGTCGCCGTTGTGACCACCGACATCGACACCGCTCCTGGTGCTCCGTCGGGTGCTCTGCCGACCTCGAACACGGCGATCACTCCGAACACCTATGCGGCGCCGACCAAGTTCTTCCGGATTCGTTCGGAGGGCCTCGGCTTCAAGCAGGCCACCCAGTGGCGTCGCACGATCGGTCTGAGCGTTGACAACCAGGGAGCAATCGCTGGCAACGTGAACACCGAGGGCGACATCAGCATGGAGGCCATGCACGACGTCTGCCCGTACTTCCACCTCGTCTCCAGGGCCTCTGTGGTGAAGACGGGCGCAGGCCCGTATGTCTACACCATCACTCCGACGCCGGATGCCACGGCGCGGAAGACCATGTCGATCACCATCGTTCGTAACGGTGTGATCTTCGGGTACACGGGCTGTGTGGTTGGTTCATACAACTACACCATCGACAGTGGTGCGGTCGTTGTCACCTGGTCCATCAAGGGCTCCGACGAGACCACACAGACGCTGCCGGTGCCTACCTTCGTCGACACCCCTGTCTTCGGCGCAGGTATGTACGAGTTCCAGATCCCCACGCCGACTGTCAGCACCGACATCAGCGCGTTCACGTTCTCCGTGGACGACTCGGCGGAGCCGCAGTTCCGATTCAAGAACACCGGTCGTGGTGCGCAGTTCATGAAGTTCGGTGAGCGCAACGTCACATGCGCGCTCACCCGCGACTTCCAGGACCGTACCGACTACGACGCGTGGAAGGCGCTCACGGGTCAGACGTTCCAGATGACCTGTGCCGCGGGTGGCAACAGCATCGTTCTCACCGCACCGTCGATGATCAAGGATACGTACGAGCTGGGACTGAGCGCGCAGGGTGACCTGATCACTGCGTCGATCAACTACCAGATGGCGTACGACAACGCGACTGCTCGGGCATACCAGGTCGTGATCACCACGACCGAGAACTTCGTGCCCTAGCAAGTCTAAGTAGGGTCTAGTAGCCCCCGCAGCTACTTACTAGCCCCTATGACAAAACGAGTCTATTGAGATTCTAGAAGGCTTAGACGATCGTAGACTCTACAGTGTGCTCAGAGCAATCAAGTAGAAACGGGACAAGAGAATGCCTCTCGCAACATTCGAGTACGAAGAGGACTTCAAGCTGAAGTCTCTCGAGGGTGGTGTCGTTCGTCTTCGGCGGATGTCCTACGGGCAGAAGCTCGAGCGTCAGGGACGTTCGTCGAAGATGTCGATCCTCATGCAGCGCGGGTCGAAGGACGTGAAGGGCGAGATCGACACGCTCACCGTCCAGGCGGCGCTGTTCGACATCAAGACCTGTGTGGTCTCGCACAACCTGGAGAAGAAGATCGGCGAGACGATCGTCCCGCTGAACCTCTCCGAGCCGGGCGACGTCGCGATCCTCCACCCTCGCGTGGGTGAGGAGATCAGCAAGCTGATCGACGAGATGAACAACTTCGAGGACGAAGACCCAAACTAGCGAAGCGCGTTCTACTACACATCCTGTTCGATCGGCCCACCGACGACCCGGAAGTTCATCTGGCGATGGAGATCGCTCAGATGTGTGAGAAGCTTCACTGCCTTCCGGGTCCAGGTGGTCTACTTGAACAGGATGCGTACTACGTGTACATGCTGCAGAGTGTGTACAACGCGCGAGCACAGAGGGAAGAAAAGGATAGAGTGGCGAAGCAGGGGAAGGGGAGATAATGGCACTCGGTGCTAGGGAGCTACT